GCTTCGAGGGGTGCGACATCTTCGACCCCGACGGCGTTACATTCATCGTCAGCGACGGACGAAAGGCGCACACGCTGTTGGATATTTCCACGCTCTTCACGCAGATATGCGGACGCATCCGAGATTCTCGTTACAAGGCGCAAATCGTGCACGTCTATTCTACGACCAAATACAGCAAGGCCGTAACGCTCGACGAATTTGTTGCGGCTACCCAGCGGACACTTGCCCAAGCCGAAAAGTTTGCATCCGACATCAACGCAGTAGACGAACCGAGCCGAGAGAAACTATTGAAGAAAATCTCCTACATCAACGAACAATATGTGCGGATAGTCGATAACCGCCTTGTCGTGGAAAAGAACCTCGCCAACATGGACATCGTGAATTTCAAAATCAGTCGACATATTTACGCGACCTATGTAAACCTTACCGACGAACTGCAACGAAACGGTTACAAGGTAACGGTGCAGACATACAGCAAGGTCGTGGAACACCTTACGGCGAACCCCTCGGCAAGAACTACTTTTCGGGAGTTGTTCGACGAATACTGCCGACTGAAAACAAGGACCGAGCAGTTTTTCGTGGTGGAAAGCCCCGCCGAACTATGCGCCGTAATAGAACAGCGGCATCCGCTGGTGAAGCAGGCTTACGACCAGTTGGGAACGGCCAAAGTGCAGGCATTGAAATACCATGTAGGCAACATCCGCCGCGAGTTGGTAAAGGGGCTTTCAATCGGCGACGACTATAAAATCGTGAAGATGATAAACGACGCATTTCAGAAACAGACGCCGATTGCCAAGAACAAGGCCAAAGAACGCTTGCAGGAGATTTACGACACGCTGGGTCTGCAACGAAAAGCCAAAGCGACAGACCTTGCGCAATGATACGAGATAAAGGATGCGCCGACACGAATAGAGGGTAAACCGACCGCGTGTGTGACAATTATCAGGGACAAATTCGTGAGAAGATAGAGGGCGAGCCACGGCCCCGCGAAGCGGGGGGGGGGCGCGCCGCCCCCGCCCCCCCGCCCCCCCCCCCCCCCCCCCCCCCCCCCGTCCGTGCTGATATTAGCCTCCCACTTTGCCGAGCTTGGTATCGCACCACGCGATACACTCGCTTTCCGTCGTGAACTCTTTCGTGATGCGCCATGCGCCAGAGTTGCAACGGAACACGGTAAAGGTCGTCGCGCTCGTGCCGAACGTGATAGAGGAGCCCTTTGTCGCCGCGCTGTCGTTGCCGAGAATAGCCTTGACAAGCGGATGAAACACGCCCTTGAAATAGCGGACTCCGCCGCGAATAATGACCTTGTAATAGCAAAGGCCACCGCGAGGAGCTACGTCTCCGTCGGAGTCCGTGACCTCGCTCGACTGCGTATCCTTGGTCGCGCCGTGAATATCGGCGTGTACCTCGTCCGTCTTGTCGTCCGTTTCCAGCGCAAGAGAGCCGGAGGCGAACATATCGACCTTTTCGGCGAGCGCGTCGTCGGCGTAGAGCTCGCCGGAGGCGTTCGTAACGGTGAGGTCGGCCTTAACGAGCTTACCCACGGTTACGACTTTCTCGTAGTCGTAGGTCGGGAGCGCATTGTCCGGCGTGGTTTTCGTCGGGGCGAAGATAGGTCGCTTTGCGCCAAACTGTGCCATAATAAAACCTCCTAAAAGTTTTTCGATTTGAGAAAGCCGTCGTACACCCGAGCCGCCGCGTCGGTTGCCGGGTCTGCCGCTTTCTCGTTTGCTGTTTGGATGAATGGGCGGGCGGGCTGTCCCTGTTTACCGAACTCGTCCACAAAAGCGACCTCGGCGGCGCGGCGCTTGTTGCCGTGTCGCCGAGTGCCTTTCGGGTAAACGTAGATAGCTCGTCCGTCCGATGTTTTCTTGAGCTTTTTGTCGTAGGAAATGCTTTGCGCCGTCTCGCCGGTGCTGTACTTGCCCGAGAGCATAGCGCGCGCCTCGGCCTCCTGCGCCGGGGCGATAACTTCTGCCTCCGCGACGAGCATTTCGAGCACTACCTCGTCGGGGATTTCTGCGATAGCGTCAAAACCGCCGATAAGCTCCTCGAGCCCGCTCGTGGATAGATTAGCCATCGTCAACGCCTCCCGCGATTTCGCACTCAAAGGCGTAATGCTGTCCGTGCTCGTCAGAGGCCGGAGTCACCGTCGGACGGGTAAAGCCCGCCGCCACGAGCCGCCGGGAGATTTCCCGCCGGTATGCGCGGGTATTTTTCTCGAGCGGCGCGTATAGGTGGACTTGCACGAGATAGCGGTAATGCTCCGCGTCGTCGTCTGCGAAGTCTGCCGGGAGCTCGGTATAGTTGAAAACGATATACTCGGTCGCCGCGCCCTTATACACGCCGTCGGCGGTCGGGAGGAGGCTATCGAGCGTATCCACCAAAAGGGCGTTTACGTTCATTCGCTCGCCTCCCTAAACTCGGAGCAATTAAGCTCGTAGTATTCCCGCGCCTCCGTGTATGCGCGCTCGACCTTGTACTCTTTGCCCTCAAAGGAGAGCCGCTCTTGACCGTTATAGTCGGCGGCGCGGAGCTTTACCGTCAGCGCGAGCGAGATACCCGCTTGTCGGGCGGCGTAGAACTCGCTCCGCTTGGTGCTGGACACGTCGGCGAAAACGGTCGTCTCCGTGATTTTCTCTTTCGGATACCCGTCCGCGTCGCGCCCCTCCGTAACGGCCTTGAGCGTCACAACGTCGCGCCAGTACATGAGCTATCCCTCCTCCGCCGCGATATAGGAGTCCGAGAGCGTGAGGCCGTTCCGCTGTTCCTTGTACGAGGCGCGGAGCCTGTCCGCGTCCTCGTTATCGAGCCCGAACTCGGCCTTGACGTAGGTCGTCACCGCTTTTTTGATAAGCGGGTCGCTCTCGTCGTTCGCTTTCTCCTCAAGAACGCCGCCGAGCACGAGGTCGGCTCGGGCGGCGTTAATGAGGTCGGTCAATTCCCCGTCGTGGACGGTGGAGGAGAGTCTCACGCTATGGCGGACGGAGGCGAGATATTCGTCACCGACTGCCATTTCGAGCCCTCCTCATTAGGCCGGAGTCTTGGCAAGATGCACGAACGCGCCGAAGCCCGCGACCGGCTTAGAGTCGAACACGCAAGCGCCGAGGTAGTCGATGCTATTCGTAGCGAGGCCGGAGTGCTCGGAGCGGACGACGGTAATATCCTGCGAATAGTTGCCGATGATATAGGAGAAGTCGCCGAGATACGCCTCATGTGCGGCGAGAGAGCCGGTAAAGTAGACCTCTGCGCCCATGATGTAATACTTGCCGTTTGCGAACTCGATAACATTGTTCTTGCTCTTGTTCATCAGCGGGAAGAAGTCAGAGAAGAACGTCGCCTTGTTCATGCACCAAACGGCGTTACGCTCGTAGCCGTCGCCCAGCAGACCGTAAAGCGCGATAACATTCGCCTCGGTGAGAGAGGCCGTCTTTGCTACGGTAATCTGGTCGGTGTCGTCGGTGTACGCGCCGCTCGCGCCCTTACCGGCGGTCTTAACGCCGCCGGGCTGGTTGGAGCCCGTGCCGGTGAAAATGTACTTTTCAATGCGGCGGGCGACGCTCTCGGCGATAACCTCGACGATATAGCTCTCGAACGCGGAAAGCGCCATTTCGGAGCAAGCACGGGAGGCTTTGACGAGCTTCACGATTTCGTAGCCGGTCAGAGAGACGGAGCCGAGGGAGTCGCTCGCGGCGGTAATGGCGGCGTTCTCGGTGTGGAGCGCGGCCTCGTCGTTCGTACCCTCGATAGCGAACTTGAAATTGCCGGGGACGTGGAAAATCTTGCATCTCTGCAAAATCGGCGCGACCTCGTACATTTTCTTGATAATCTGATTTGCGGTCGTCTCCGGGATAATGGGGAGGCCGGAGTTTGCCGCCGTGGAGTATGCGCGCTTTTCGTCGTCGGTCAGCGGCTTACCCTGCAAGGTCTTGAGCCATGCGGAGCGATAGAGCTTTTCGGTGCTCTCCGGCGCGGGCTGATTTGCGGAGCGAGCGACGGGATTAGAGAGGCCAGCGGGAGAGGCCGGAGCCGCGCCGCCGTTGAGCATACGCTCGATAGCCTGTCTCTTTTCGAGCTTCTCGTCCTCCTCGTTGAGCTCGCGGAGCTCTTTCTCGAGGTCGTCCATGTTGAGCTTGTTCTCGCTGTCGCCCTCAATGAGCTTACGGATTTCAGCTTTGCGGGCGGCGATTTCTGCGCGTCTCTTTTCGATGTTCATAATTTACCTCCAAAAAATGATAGTTGTTGTGTGGTTGGTTAGTATGTCAAAGCTACGAGTTTCTTCCGTCTCCGGGCTTGCTCCAAAGCCGCAAGCTCTTTCGAGTGCTCCTCCTCGAAAAAGCTCCGAGCCGAAATAGACGTGTCATTATAGGCGGGAATGTCCACCGCCGACACGTCGTATAGCTTCTTGACCTTTGTGATAGTGCGGGTATGGGTAACGGAGTCGTATTTCGCCTCGCGCACCGTGAAAGAAAAGGACATTTTATCGACGTACCCGCCGTCGATTTCCTCGTAAAGCTCGCGCCCGGCGGTCGTGCCGCCGAGGTCTGCCTCGATGTTTACGCCGCGCTCGTCGATATTGAGGGCGAGCGTTTTGTTACGGAGACGGGCGACGACCTTTCCGCCGTGGTTGTAGTTGAAAATCACGTCGGACATATCGCACTCGTCGAAAGCGTGACGGTCGATAATTTCCTTGTACTCCACGCCGTCGCACTCCCATAGCACCGTGGGCGTATTGAATACGATAGCCGTACCGCGTACCCTGTACTCCGGCGAGTTCTCCTCCCGGGGGACGAGGCTAAAGTCCTGCAAAGCGCGATATTCGCGCCCCTGTTTGATAGCCATAGCGTTAAACCTCCTCTTTGCCCGTCGGCTCCCCGGGCGGCGTAGTGTCGTCCGGCGGGGTATTTCCGCCGGTCTGGTATTTGTCTGCGAGCTTTGCGTTTACCATGTTCAGCGTTTGGACGCGGCGCGCGCCCTCCTCGCCGCCGATGGTCGGCATATCGAACATAGTCAAGATTTGGTCGAGCGTCGCCGCGCCGATTTCCGTCAAGAACTTTGCCGCCGTGACCTTTTCCGGGAGCGTCGCAAACTGGACGGAGTTCGCGGAAAAGACGATACGGTTTCCGTACCCGAACTCCCGCTCGGTAAATAGCACATTCGAGAACGCTTGCGAGAGTCGGCGGAAAAACGGGGCGATTTCGCCGCTATAAAAAGCCTGTTCCTGTTGTGGAGTCGCGGTATTTTCGACGATTTCTTTCGACACGCCGAGATAGTCGTAAATCTCCTCTTTGACGTATGCGAGTTGTGTCGCCGGGATAGGAGTCGTCTTGTCTGTGATAGGCGTATAGTCGTATTTCGCGTCCGTGACGATAACGCCCGCTCCGTTGTTCTCCATACGGAGGTTGTCCCGGATAAAGTCGTCTCTGCGGCGGTTTAAGTCCTCCGTCTTGACGGCGTTCGAGACTTTCAAAATACCCCGGATAACCGCGACGAGCTCGGCAAACTTGCTCATGCTCTGATTGAGCGTATTCGCTGTCTTGAGTGCGGTATCGAGAGGCTTGTTGCCGTCGCCGAAAATATCGTGCTCGAGGAAATGCCGCCGGACGTGGATAACTCGGGAATATTCGCAAATGTACGTTGCGCCGGTCGCAAAGGTGAAGCGGCAATAGAGCGTACCCATGTACTCGAGGAGCTCGAAATACTGCGCGTTGATAGGATAGATAGCCGTCAAACGGCCTGTTTCATCAAAAACCGGGTACGCAATCGCGTTGTTGTAAACCTTGTATTGCGCGGCGAGCTTGTAATAAAAGTCCGCCGCCGTCATGTACGGATTAGGCCGGAACTGCAAAATTCGGTCGATATAGTCGTTTACCGCGACCGTCGTCTCCGCCGACTGCCGGACGTGGCGCGGCTGTGCGGTCGAAGCTCGGCGGGCGAAAGCGTCCACGGCGGAACGTACCGTGTTTATATCCCACATATTGCCGGAATACGGTACGAAAGTAGACTCCCACGAGCTCAAGAGCTTGTATGCGTGGAAATCCTTGCTTTTCTCGCTCTTGCCCCCGAAAATAGACTGAAAGAGCCCTCTCTTTGCCATTTTTTCACCCCACTAAATACATATAGTCCTCATAATCCCGCACATAGATAACCCACGCATTGAGGAGAGATACCATGCCGTCGATACGGCGCTTTTCGGAAATCTTGACGGGCTGAATGTTGTTGACTCCGCTTTTCTTAACGCCTGTATTCGTGAGGCACCAAAGTAAAACGGGATTTTTGTTGTAATTGACTTTCTTATCTGCGAGAGCCGCTCCGAGCTCCCTCATAGGTTGCGACCATGTAAAAGGCCCCTGTGCGACGGCGCACATATCGAAGCCGTTCGCTTTCATTTCGTCTACCCAATAACCGGCGAGAGCACGGTCGTACCCGATTTTGAAAGCGTCTATCTTGAGCTCGTCCCGCATTTGGCAGTACCACGCCGTCACCGCCGAATAATCGACGCGAGTACCCTCGCATATCGTGACGAGCCCCCGCTCCGCCCAAATCTTATAGGGCGCTTCTTGCGTGTTGTGCTCGTCGAGCTGGTCGATTTTCTTTTGAGGGAGGAAATAGTGCTGAAAAACGTACACGATTTCATCGTCGGACGAGCGCCGGATAATCAGCGTCGCGCACGTTAGGTCGGTCGTCGCGGAGAGGTCGCACCCGCCGATAGCGTAGGTGTTATAGACCTCCTCGGGCTTGAATGTGGCCTCGTTTACTGCATCCTCATAGGAGAGCCACGAGGCCGCGCCGGTCGCTTTGACGTTGAAATCCTTGCAGAGAACGCCGGGCAAGTCCTCGGGATTTTTCTTTGCTCGCTCCACGAAGTCGGCGAGCGTGGTATATTGCTTTATCGTCCCGAGGCCGGGATTTGCCTTTATCCATGCCGTCGGGTCTGTCCACTCCTCGCGCTTGTCGAGCTCGTAGAGCACGGGGAGGAAACGCTCGTCGGGAGTCTGCCCGTCGGCGACCTCGCAAGCGTAGCCGTAAAGGTTATCGAAAACGGACTCGCGCACCGTGCCGGACGTGGTAATCATAATCACAAGCGGCTGTCGGCGGCTCGAGGTCGATTGCTTCATAACCTCGTAGAGATTGCGGTCGCGGATAGCGTGGAGCTCGTCGATAATGACGGCGTGAGAGTTGAGGCCGTCGAGGGTATTCGAGTCCGAGGCCAACGCCTCGAACTTGGAGGCCGTCGCCGGAAAGTAAATGTCGTTGCGGCGCTTTTTGAGAATGGCGGAGAGCTCGGGGCTCTGCTTCACCATGTTTACGGCCTCTGTGAGCGTCTTTTTCGCTTGGTCTTTCTTGGTCGCTACGGAGTAAATCTCCGCCGCGCCCTCGTAGTCTGCGACGAGCATATAGAGCGCGAGAGCCGCGAGGAGCGTACTCTTGCCGTTCTTTCGCCCTACAAGAAAGAGTGTCTCTCGAAAGCGCCGGTATCCCGTCGCCCTCTCGAGCCACCCGAAAAGGAGTTGTATAAATGCTTTTTGGAAAAGCTCGAGCGTCAGAGACTCGCCGAGCGTTCCTTGAGACTGCTTGCAAAACCGCTCGACGAAGATAATCGGCCTTTCGCCGACGGCCTCGTCGAAGTAATACGGCGAGCTCTCGTCCGCCGCGTCCATTTCCGCCACGAGGCGACCGTACACGGCTTTTACCCGTCGGCTCGTGACGATTTCGCCGGAGGAAATCCGCTCCCAATATTCCCGGACGTAGTTCACTACTTGCCCGACCGGGCGGCGGGCTTTGTGATAAAGCTCATAAGCTCGTCACCCGCCGATTTCTTTTCTTTCTCCGGGAGCAACGCGACGAGCTGATTTGTGAGAGCGGAAAAGGATTTTATCGTCGTGTTGTAGGCACGGAGAGCCGGGGACTCCCGGCGGAGCTTTTGCGCCCCCTGTACGAAATCCTCTATCAAGTCGCCGTTGTTGATTTCGTCGGCGAGGCGTTCCAGCGTGACGGAGGTCACGGCAAATTGATTGATAAGCCCCTCGGCAAACTGCCGCTTTTCGGGAGGCATTTCTCGGAAAAGCCGTTTAATTTTCTTCTTTTTCGCCTCGATTTTTTCAGAAATCGAAAGCTCGTCGTAGCTTTTTTTATTTGCCGCCATATAATGAGTAAACCTCCCTCCGCCCCGGTTTTACCCCCCCTCATGTGCGCGCCCGGGTCGGTTCTTCCGAGGATTGAGGCGCGGTTACTTACCGGGTATCTATTTCGGCGCACCCCGGGGGGTATGTGGCGCTGTGATAATATTTCCGTCTGCATCGAAAGCGAGGCCGTCGGCAAGCGGCGGCGTTCCCTCGTGTATCAATGCGTGACACGTCCGGCAAACTGTCTCGAGGTTATCCTCGCCGAGCGCGATTGCCGGGTCGTCGATGTTCCTCGGCGTGAGCTCTATCTTGTGATGCACGATAACGCCGGGCTCGCCACAATGGACGCATAGCCCCGCGTCTCGCTTGAGAATATATGCTCGTGTTCGTCTCCATGCCGGAGACTCGTAAAACGCTTTCGCAAACTCTCTCATGCTCTCCGCCTCCGAGTGGATAAAGAGAACGCCTCGCGCATAAAGCGCGGGGCGCACGGCGGGGCGGGGCCGGACGCCGGAGCAGCGCGCGGCACGGGTGCTGGGGGCGCATATGGAAGCGCCGTTCCTATCGCCGGAGAGGGCAGGGGCGCAGCGGAAGGAGTTCTTTCTGCATCCGAACTGGGAGGCGTTCCTTGATCTGACAGGCGGCGACATTCAGGCAGTGCGCGTCATCACGATGGCGTCGGAACTGCCCGGCGCGGAAGATTTCATCCGCAAGGCGGCGGAGAACGGCATCCACGTTTCCATCGGTCACACGGCAGCGACCGACGAACAGGTGCATCAGGCGGCGGACTGGGGCGCGACCCGCGTCACCCACACCTACAACGCACAGACGCCGTTCACGCACCGCGCACCCGGCGTTCCCGGCGCAGCATTGACGGATGACCGCCTGTTTGCGGAGTTCATCGGCGACGGTGTTCACCTGCACGACGACGCGGTGAAGGTGCTTCTGCGCTGCAAGGGGGCGGACAAAGCCGTTGCGATTACGGACAGCATGGAAGCAGCGGGCTTGCCGGACGGCGAATACGCCTTAGGCGGGCAAGCGGTCACGGTGCGCGGACACGAGGCACGTTTGCATGACGGCACGCTGGCAGGTTCGGTGCTGCTGATGCGGCAGGCGTTCCAGAACCTGATGGCGCGCTACGGGCAGACGCCGGAGAATGCCGCTCGCACCTGCACGGAGAATCCCGCACGTTCGATTGGCGCGTCAGGCTTCGGGACGATTTGCGTTGGGACAGGCGCGCCCCTTACAAGGTGGGGGAAGGATTTCGCTTGGAAGGGAATCCTTGGGTAAAGGAACTTCTGTGGTTATTTGCGGTTGATTTATGCCGTATTTTGGAAAATGGAAAGTACACTAACGAAAAGCAGTTTCGATAAAACTCAAGAAACATGGGGGAGTACAGGCGAAGGGGTCAAGGGGGCGACCGCAAAGCCCCCTTGTCGCCCCCCCCCCGGCGGCAGCCCCGCC